ATGAAAAGGAACATCTGCTTCATAGGTTCTTTTAAACATATTTTTCGCTTTGCTAACATCGAAGGATGATTCTACTATTACCTTCTTTAGTTTAACACCATCTAGATTTACCCAATCACCACGAATATACTCAAAGTCTCTAGTAATATATTTAGAGGCTTTATAGGATGGAGGCTCTCTAGAATCTTCTTCAACATAAAAGTAAGGAGCAAAGGAAACAGTCTTGTGTTCCTTTTTACCGTTTTCTCTCCACGAAAGATATATCTTATCTCCTTCATTTGTTCTGCTTATAATCATTTAATCACCACTAACGAAAGGTGCTTTCAATAGTAGTCTATCATTTGAAACAATCAGTAGTGGGAATTCGTCTTTCATGTATATGTTTAGCATTTGGCCTTTTTGGAAAAACTTGTGAATAGGGCTTGAAAATTCTAATGTTGCCCCACCATCACCTGTTCTAAATACTGGTGTAATAATTTCATCATATTTATTTGTAGCATTTTGTCTAGAAGAAACTTCGAGTGTTCCTGCATATGGTTCTTCTTTAGATTTATTAAAGTCAAATTTATAGACACCTGTTTTTACAAGTTCACAAGTTTTAATTGCATCATTCAACTGTTCTTGAGATATTGTAAATGCTACCTCAAACTTAGACTTACCAAAATTGAATAATACATTCGGGTTAGGGGTATAGTTGATGTGAAGTAGCATATTCTTTAATGTCTCCAAAGCCTGTTCATTAGGATGATTTGTAATCAAAGGAACTGAAGCCTTCTTTCTACCACTAGATAGAGACATGAAGTCATCAACATCTACTACTGTATTCTCTCCAAAAGAATTTAGGTAAGGTATAACCATACTAACATCTACCACACAATCGCCATCTCTTTCTCCTTCTACTGTTAAGGCAATCTTAACGCAAAAGGTAGAATCTCCATTCCATATTTGTAGAGTATTTCCTGCCAAAATAATATAAGCACAATGGCCTAAACTAGTAATACCAAAACCATTGTTGGTTGTGGACTTACCCTTTACCTGTATGCTATTAATTGCTTCTTTTAGTATTTTACTATCTACTGTGAATTTCATATTTCTCCCTCTCTCAATTCCTTAATTCCATTCCATTCTACTTTGCCACTACCAACAATTAGAGTTTCCCAAGAAGTTCCAACTAGGGATGTATTTGTTTTACTACTCATAAGAGTCGCTTTGTATGCTACATCGCCTTTCTTTAGAATTCTTTTTGTGTTGATTATTTGGTGTAAGAAATCACCCCAATTGTGCCAATTAGGTTTTGTTCCTATTACTTCACCTGTTGCGCCATAATCAGCCTTAGCGTGAGTAATGTAAATTTGGTCACAATTAAGATTCTTGCACATAGCCAATAAAGAGTAAAATGGTGCATTTCTTTTACCCCACTCAAACTTCATCTTCTGTGGCTTACCAATCTTAGAACTTCCTGTAACATGAAGTGTGCAACAGTCTAGCCATTTATCTACTCCATCAAATACAAACAAAACATCTTCTCCTTTTTCGATTTGTTCTTTTACAAACAAAACAAAATCTTCGGAGTTTGCTTCGGACTTTTGTATATCTAGTTCGCCATTTTGGTTTCTTACTTCCGGATTCCATAAAGTAATTCTGTCAGTCATTTCATGATTTTGTCTCCATGTTGGTTCGCAACCATCATCCCAATCTAAAACATAAATTTTCTTATCGGGAAAATCCAATGCTAATCCACTCTTGACTGTTTTAGGTTCTCCCCAAATACCACATACTAGGCGACTATTTCTTTGTAGTCTACCTTCTGTTTGGGTTTTTAGTTTGTCTCTAAATGCTTCTACTCTTCTGTTATTTCCTGCTTTTTCTATCATTTCTTTATTTATATTATTTGTTAATCCCATATATATCACCTATACATTTTCCATAATTCTATTATTTCATTTATTTCTTTTTTATCATTCATCCAAAACCTAAGAAACTTAGAACCGGAATGCAGTTTAACCATATAATTCAGGCTCTCTTCATCTTGTCTCCAAGTTATGAAATCTGTAGTTGCTAAATCAGTAACCCATGCTCTTTCTTTCTTTACAATCCCATCTTCTATTGAGATGCGTTCTCTTTTGTTCAAATTAAAGGATGCAGAAGAAGAATCTCTCCATTCTATCGGAGGAGGTATCTTTCTATTCATATAGAATACCTTTACTTCTTCTAATTCTTTTTTAGACATTTCTTGTATTATTTCTTTGTCTTCTTCGCTAAAATGTATTTTAACATCATAAACACCGTCTTCGATGTGCGCCCATGAAATATGGGTTACACAATTAATGTCTGTAATTGCTCTATCTGTTTCTAAATAATTCTTTTCAATTTTTATCATATCTATTCCTCATAAGGATAGGCTTCGCACCTAGTCGAGTATCAATCTTTTCCCACAAGTTCACACTTACACTTGTAATGAAAGCGGGGCATGCTCAAAACCCGCTTAGGAATTAATCAAAACCAATCGAAATTAGATTCTACTGGTTGTGATACTTCTACTGCTGAACCATGCTTTTCAGTGCAATAAAGCCCCGAAACATTTAGTGTAGCAGGTTGAGTACCTTCATCATTAATTGATTGACTGGTTCTACCAACAACAATAACTGTAGAACCTATGCCGAAATCTAATGATAGATGTTCCGGAATCCAACAGGTTGTTGTTCCCGAATCACTTTCATAATCTAATTCAGCATCTAAGTCTGTAAGATTAATGATTCTATTACCGTTAGATGTCGGAGTCATATTCATATTACAAACTGTTCCATCTGTAATAATAAATCTCTCCTTAACAGGTAGAGATTGCCTAACTATATGCTCTTTGTCCATATCAACTAATGGTATTAGGTTGCTCTTGAAATGTTCTTTTAGGCAATCTTCAAAACTAAAGTTTGACATATCTCTAAACAAATCATTATCAGGATTCATTTCATTATTTAGACTTAAACTATTAACAGTTAAATCCTTAGCACCATAAATATCAGTTCCGTTATCATTAGCAACACATAGGAAATGCACCCATTCAAAAGTGTTAGGAGCAAAATCAACTCCTGCCTGCCCTTTGTAAGAGAAGTAGTATGGTTTCATTTCACCATTAACTCCAATTGAGCCAAAGAAAATTCCACTTCTTCTCATCAATTGAGCAGGCAAAGGTCTACCATAGTTTTGATTCTTTTCGCCACTCATATAAGATTCAGTAGAATCAAGTGGAATATAGATTCTTCCATCTTCTAATGTTACTGCCCCTTCGGGAAGTTCCGGCATTACCTTTTCTCTATATTCACCGTTATGGTATCTAGATACAGTATATTTTCCTAGTGCATTTTCTACAGCCACAGCAACAATACCTTTCTCTAAAGCATTATCTTCATTTCTTAGGTATTCTTCTTGTGCTTTCATTCTGTTCCATGCCATACTATCTCTAGGTGCGTCTAAAGAAACAAAGAATCCAAATGCCGCTTTGTACCATGATTCACCCGAATCTTTGGTTTCTTTCGTCTCTTGGCTTCTTCTTGCATTAGCAACATAGTTTCGCCAAATACCCTTAGCAATTGGGTTTGTTGGCTCAATACCATTTTGTTCGCATACTTCCACGAACTTTGCTTCTGCTTCTTCAACGCTCATACCGATGTATTGTGCGCTCTTTGCTATTTCATTTTTCATATCTTCGTTCATATATTTTCACTCCTGTATTTTTGCTCCAATTCTATATATTTCCTACTAACCATGAGGCTAGCACTTTAGGGGTCATAGTAGTGGAACGCCATTCGCTTTCCCCTATAGTTCTAAGGAATTTAAATTTAGTAGTGCTGTCTAGTTCATCCATTTCGATTACAGCATCGTGTAACCCTAAACATATTTCTTTCATTGAAAGTCCGTAATATATCATATCGTGAATATCCCCTAATGCACTAGTATTTCTTTGATTCATTTTCATTATCAATTTTTTGAAGTCATCTAGTGAAGCCGACACTTGTTTCTTGAGTGTGGTTCCACTTGACTTGGCGGCCTGTAATTCGGTTATCGCTCTCCTCATATCACCGTTCATAGCATATATAAAGGAGTCTAATTCTTCATCCGAAAACCTATCAATGTTCTCTTTTGACAAAATAGACTTTAAGACTTGTTTTACCGAATTGTTGCTTAATGGTTTAAAATGATAATTAGCACATCTACTTTGTATAGGAAATACAATTTTGTTTCTGTTATTACAAGTAATAACAAAACGAATATTATTTGCATATCTTTCCATAATTCTTTTCAAGGCATTTTGTGCGTCTCCAGTCATTCCATCCATTTCATCTAACAACATAATTTTGA